GAGGTGCCGCTGCTGGCGGAGCTGCTGCTGCTGCCCCAGCTGGAGAAACCGCGCCAACCGGCGAAACTTCCTCTGAAGTTGGAGCTAAAGGACAACTTTAATAACGTAATATGAATCCAAAAGTAACGGTAATAGGCGGAGCTGGTTTTATCGGGTCCCACCTTGTAGAATTACTATTAGCAGAAGGTTACAAAGTAACCGTAATTGACAATCTGTCTTCTGGTAAAAAATCAAATCTTAAAAATCTTAAGATTGATCTTAGAGTTTATGATATTACTGATGATCCCCAGAGGATCGCCAGTATGATAAAAGGTTCGGAATGTGTATTCCATTTAGCGGCACTAACTTCTGTCCAGGGATCATTAGAGAGGCCGGCTGACTATAACTTAGTTAATGTGATTGGCACTGCTAATATACTTGAAGCTTGTAGACTTGCTGATGTTAAACGTTTTGTATTTAGTTCAACTAGTGCAGTTTACGGAAACACTGAAACTTTTCCTACTAAGGAAACTGTTGTACCGGAGCCAATGTCAACCTATGCTCTAACTAAACTTATTGGTGAACAGTACTGTAAGATGTACTCTGAAATTCATGGAATCCATACAACATGTCTAAGATACTTTAATGTATACGGCAATCGTACTAATCCAAATAGCTCTTATCGCTCAGTAATTCCAATCTTTCTTGAAAATTCAAAGGCTGGTAAACCTTTAACTTTTACAAATGACGGTGGCCAGTCTAGGGACTTTATTCACGTGTCTGACGTGGTTAAGGCAAATTTAGCTGCAATGGGCCAAAAACGATATCATGATATTATTAATATCGGGTCAGGTAAATCAATTACAGTAAATCAATTAATGGATGTGATTGGTGGAGAACGTAAATCAATCGGAGCTAGGCTTGAACCTAGAATGAGTTTATCAAATATCGCTAAAGCCGAATTGGCTCTTGGCTGGAAACCTAGTGTTGATTTATTAGACTGGATTAAAGGTCAAACATTGTAGCAAAAGCTGACTTACCGTCAACTTTAATGTCCAAACCTAAACCTACTTTATAAGGGTCCCCGATATCTTCAAGAGTAAATGCTCTTGCATCTATTGTGTATGGCCTAGAGAAAGAAACATACTCATTAATTTGAGCATTAGCCTCTTTTTCCATTTCGCTAAGATCTGCGAATTCATATTCAAATAGGTATTTCTCAGCATTAAATCCAATATCTTCTCCTAGTACTTCACCAGTACGGGTTAACAACACCATTCTAATTTGTTGAATAGCATTTTCAATTGAATCATTTGATTCAAATAATCCCTCAATGTAGTTAGGATCGCCTGGACCTCTAAGGAAGAAATCTTTTCCTACTGGTTGATTTGCCATATATTATTACCATCTTGCAAAGTACAAGAAGTCCGCTGTATTTTCAGTTTTCATCATATCCATAACTTGAGCTAATTCAGCTTCCGCTTTAGTTACTAGATTTGTGTAGTTTGGTTTTATACCTCCAGGTAAATTATAATCAAAGGTAGTTAAAAGATCGCCTAGTCTTAATTTAGCTTTAGCTCTCACGTATCTTTGGAAAACCTCGTCATTGTAGAGATCTTCAGCATCAAGTTTCTTAGCTATCTGAACCACCATTCCATTACCTCTTGGAGTTCTTCCGAGTATCGTTAACTTACGGCTGTTCTTATTATAGTTGTATGCAAATGTATCAATTGTGAATCCTTTTACAAGATCTAAAAAGGAGAAGATAATTGTTCTATACATAATCGATTCGCCAATAAAAGGAGTTAAAAAAACTTCAGATCCAATAAATTTATTATCTGCAAAATCCGCATCCATTGTTCCAAACATTGAACCTCCACCATTTGGTTCCCTAACTTCATGCACAAAACCAACGCAATCTGGTAATTGAATAGCTCTATCACGTTTGAATGCATCAGCTTTAAATACTACTTGAGGAATTAGTAAGTACCTAGGCTCTACTGCATGTCGCCAGTTATCATAAAAATATCTTTCAGCATTAGCGATAATACGTTTAATCTCCTGTTGTGGAATCGAGTATGGTAAGGCCTTAGCAAAGGTCAACTCATTCTCAATATCGATTACTAAATCTTCTAAAGTCATTTGGTTTAGTTAATTTTAGATTGATTTTGAAGCTTTCGCTTTTTGCTCAACTTGTTGTTGAATCTGTTTGATTCGGCTCAGAATAGCAAGCTTCTCAACATCATTATCGACTGTTGCCAATTGCTTTCTAAGTTCTTTAGTTTGATTAATTGCATCAATTTCTGCTTGAGTATCTGCTGAACTCTCCTGAATTGGATTCTTAACCGTTTTTGTGTAATCAGGTTCAGTAATCTTTGGGTGAGTTAGGTCAGCTTTCTTTACTTGGTCAATAGTCTTTTCCTTTTTAATAGGATCAGCTGGCTTAACAGATAGAGCGGTCTTAGGATCGCTCATTTTTGAGCCTTTAGCAAATTCATCGAAATTTAAAATTTTGTTACTCATGGTAATTACTTTTTATTATTTATTTTCATTAGTATACTCGTCAAATCGTAAAATCGTATGTGATTTAGGATTGGCTCCAAGTGGAGTAGTATTAGACTTCATATCTCTTTTAGAGAGTGGAGCCGTGTTCAACCAGTGATTCGGGGCACCACCTATCGTGATACCTATTGGACTTGGCTGAATATTCATATCGGTTCTTTGATTAAACGAGTCGGCTGGGACAGTAATTTCACCAGCTGATAGCTTATATTTATGATTAGTAGTATTCATATTGATTATTTATTCACTGGCCTGCACAAATAAAAAAAGCCCGATAACCGGGCTTTAGTTAATATTGTAGTTAAGATTAGTCTACTTTTAAAGCAGCGGCAGCTTCCATCATGCACTCAGTCATGTAAGAACCGCATTCGTTTAGATAGTTCTCGTAAGTGTGCATTTGATCATAATCTTCATCGCACATTTGAGCTTCATTTATTAAAAGATCCTCGCAGAGTGCTTTTATTGCTCTTTTAGCTTCTTCTGACATTGCTGGATTATAACCTTCTTCCATTGGATTCCAACATTCATTGATTACAAAACTCTCAAAAGTACCAGCAGCCTTTGCTGACTTTGCTGCGCTTTTAAATGATTCTTTTTTGTCTCCATCTTTATCTGCATCTAAAAAATCAGGCTTAGCTTGTTTTTTACGAGAGGCCTTTGCTTCATTGAATCGGTCGTCTCCTTCTGGAGCATCTTCAAAATCATCATCGTCTGACTCAACGTAATCAACTTCTACTGGAATAGAGTACTCGTGATCACCGTGATGAGCGGTTAGCATTCCATCTCCGTCAAAATCAAATCTTAATTCAAGTTCTTCGCCTTCTTCTGTTCTGATTATAATCATTGCATGATCATCTCCATGATTGGCCATAGATACTATTTCAGGTTGACTTATTTTTTCCATGCGCTCGTCAGTTACGATTGGAGTAGACTCAGTTACTTCTGTTTCACTTTTCATAAACTTAGGTAGTCTATTTTTACCAAATTTTCCCATTGTATATGGTTATTTCTGGTTATTTATATGAGTATAACTCACCATACCATTCATTATTTAATTGATAGTTTATCGTCTTTTGCTTTGTGGTTAATTACCAGGTGATCTCCGTCCTTGATCTTTCCATCAATATAGGCTTCCGCAATTAGGTCCTCAACGTAGGTTTGAATAGCTCTTTTTAGTGGTCTAGCTCCGAATTTTGGATCGTACCCATTTGCTATTACAAATTCTCTTGCACTTTTTGTTAATTCAACAGAGTATCCATTTTCTTTAACTCGATCAAATAGATCTAGTAATTCAATATCAACTATCTTGGAAATTTCTTCTTTTTGTAAAGATTCAAATATTATAATATCGTCCAATCTGTTTATAAATTCTGGAGCAAACTGCTTACTTACTGCCTTTTTCAATACGGATGCAGCCAATTCTTTTTGTTTTTCAAATTGGCCAACTGTAGAGAATCCAATTCCATTGCCAAACTCTTGCAATTCCTTAACTCCTAAATTAGAAGTCATGATAATCACAGTATTCTTAAAATCAATTTTTCTGCCTAATCCATCAGTCATGTGACCTTCATCTAACACTTGAAGTAACGTATGAAAAATATCTGGGTGAGCTTTCTCAACCTCATCTAGTAGAATTACTGAATACGGCTTACGTTTTACCTTCTCAGTTAATTGACCGCCTTCTTCATATCCAACATAACCTGGAGGAGCTCCAATCAATTTGCTTGCATTAAACTTCTCACCATACTCAGTCATATCAATTCGGATTAACGAATCGGCAGAGTTAAACATGAATTTTGCTAACTGCTTAGCCAATTCGGTTTTACCAACTCCAGTTGGGCCCAAGAAAAGAAAAGTACCAATTGGTCTATTCTTAGACTTTAAGCCTGCTCTAGACCTCTGAATTGCTTTAGTTAATTTAAGCACTGCATCTGCTTGTCCAATAACTCTATCAGACAGCCATTGCTTCATATTTGATAGTTTCTCTAGCTCAGAACCCTGTAGTCTTGCAACTGGAATACCAGTCATTGTTGAAACAACTACGGCAATGTCTTCCTCAGTAACTTTTAGTCGGTTAACTTTTAAAGACTCTTCCCATTTAACTTTCTCTTCATCAATTTCTGCCATTACCTTAAGAGCGTCATCTCTTAGTTTAGCAGCAGCTTCATACTGTTGAGCATCAACCGCTTTTTGCTTAAGCTCACTAACCACAACTAATTTTTCTTCAAGTTTCTTAATTTCTTCAGGAACAACTACTCCATTAATGTGGACAGCTGCACCAGCTTCGTCCATTAGGTCAATTGCTTTGTCTGGTAGGAACCTACTAGTTAAGTATCGATCACTATACGAAACACAAGCATCTAATGCCTCTTCGGTGTACCTCACTGCGTGATGGTCCTCGTACTTCTCTCTAATATTCTGGATGATCTGGCGCGATTGTTCCGGAGTAGATGGATCTACCATCACTTGCTGGAATCGACGACTAAGAGCACCATCTTTTTCAATAGATCCTCTAAACTCGTCAATTGTTGTTGCACCAATACATTGAATTTCTCCGCGTGAAAGTGCTGGTTTGAGGATGTTTGCTGCATCTAATGACCCGCTTGCAGAGCCTGCTCCAATTAAGGTATGAATTTCATCAATAAACAAGATAATGTTAGAGTTTTGTTGTACCTCCTCAATTATTTGTTCCATTCTCTCTTCAAACTGGCCTCGGTACTTTGTACCGGCAACCAGGTTTGCTAATTCAAGAGTAATGATCTTTTTATCAAATAAAACTCTAGGACAAGTTTTTTCAACAATCATCTGTGCAAGACCTTCGACTATTGCAGTCTTACCTACACCAGGTTCTCCAATTAAGATTGGATTGTTCTTTTTCCTGCGTGAAAGTATTTGGCTGCATCTTTTTATTTCTTTTTCTCTTCCAACTACTGGGTCTAATTTACCTTCCAGTGCAAGTTGAGTTAAATCCTTGCCGAACGAGTCCAGCATAGGAGTTTTTCCAGTCTTGTTATTTTGTTTTGCCATATACAGTTAATATACTTTTTTTATTTTAGATTAATCCCACCAGCCACGTAAACCGCTGCCATCAAATTGAGCAGCCCACTCCTCTTCTTCATTAAATAACTTGTAGTCTTGGCCACGCATAATGATCCATAGTTCAGCCCATTCAGCCTCGCCTATTTCTCTAGCTCTATTAAATACTTTTGAATTATGCTCCTTCTCTTCCGGTTTATCAAAGTCTTTTAATTGAAAATACTCTGGATTATCAGGAACTGGTTCAAATTCCCAAGGATGATGAATTATTTCTCCCAATTCAGCCTCAGCCATGTCAATGTACACGTCCTGATTGTAATTGCGAATTATTTGAGCAGCACGTCTCATTGCTGCTACTTTCTTTAGTCGGCTTTCATCAACTTCATTACCATACACTTCAATAACATTAGCCATGTGATCAAAGGCAGACTCATTAAATTTTAACATGCCATGGTGATCCCACCAGTTGTGAGAGATTAGAGCTTTACGAAATCTCCAGATATTACTAACAAAATTTGGGAAATCATACCTAATGAAATCCCAAGTTTTCCAATACCATTTTTCTCTATTAATCATTCGTTTGAAACTAGCAAAGAATGTGTCTGCAATTTTAACTTCCATTATATTGAATCTTTGATTATTTTTGGTTTGGTAGGAGGCGTTATAATAGTCTTAGGCGTAATTTCAGATTTATTAACCGGTAGCAATTCACAATGCTTTTTCCTACACTGAGCTTGCACAGTATCATGAATTACTTTAACTGGCTTTTCAATGATCCTTTCAATTATCACAGTGTCTGGTAATTGATTAGCCGATTCGCCAATAGCGACTACCTCTTCTTTCCTAATACTAAAATAGGCAGTTGTAACTATTAAACAGGTTAATCCAATAATTATTGTGCTACCTGCGATTGACAGTCTTCTATATTTGTTCATTTAGTTTGATCATTATTGTTTTTAATGAGTGCTTAACGTTTTCTCTGAAACTTTTTTCCATTGCCATTCGACGGTTTTCAATTTCAACTTCAAAAGATCCGTTTAATGATATGTTTGTTTTTTGAGAAATGTCAATATTGTAACTAAATACATGGTTAAT